AATAGTGATTTTGCCGATTCAGAATACATGAGATCTCAAAGGAAATTTATGGCGACTCTTAAAAAGACTATACGCGTTTGGTATGATCTCGTTGAAGAAGACCCTACATATAAAATTAATACTAATTTTTCAAAAATTTCTGCTGAGGTTAAACAGTTTGATAAGCATTTTCCGCTTCAAACTGCTCCAAAATCGGAAGGGCCCAAAAATCTGGCCTCCAAGCCTAAAGTTCCAAAAGTTAAAAATCCCGGCTGTTTATCCTATGTTGCTGGTGGATCCGAATGCGATTGGTGTAGGAGGCCAAAACAGTATACTAGGAAAGAGTACATTACCGATTGTAAGAAAGTCAATAAGCAAATGTCGTCCTGCTTCAAACTCAAGTCAGGTAACGCTGAATGGCAAACGCGCGCTAATAGTGAGAAGAAGTTACAATCACAATCAAGGTATGAACCCCTCGACATTGAAAAGGTTGGACGAGCTCTATTTACTATGCACAACCCGCACTCAGTTATCACAGATGGATTTTGGGGAACTACTCCGCTTGTTAAAAATGGTAATGACGTAGGTTTTATCGTTACTGACCATCAGTTCAAGATTGAGGCATGCATATATGGTTACAATAAAGAGAAATTTCTTTTTTCGGCTTCGAAAGATCATGTTCGGTATGGAGAAGGAAATAGAGCTTTTGTTTTTATACCACTTGCTTCCACTAAATTTACTGGTATTAAGGTGTCAGATGCCCTTGGAATTGTAACGAAACCTCCTCAAAATGGTTTCAGATGCACTTTTATTGGCTATAATCCTACCACTACCAAGCATGGCTTACTTACTTCTGTCACTGGTGGTGAAAGTCGTGATGGTTATATCTACCATTCTGTTACTACCTACGATGGATCATGCGGTTCTGTTCTTTTAACCGAGTCTAATTTGGTTTGTGGGGTTCATGTTTTAACTCATGGTAAATCAACTGTTGGTAATAATAATGTTTGTTTTGATTTGTCCCATTTAAATGGGAGGAGGTCGGCTTAAGCACTGAGCTGATTTTACCTTACAAAATAAAGGTGCCTGTAGCGCCTCGGTACTACTACACACTTAACAACCATCAAGTAGTAGGCCTATTACCGAAATCAGGAAATTTTTCCTCACATATATACAAACGGAACAAATCCCCGTTCCTCAATGAATACAAAGGACTCTTATCCAAAAATTTTCTCAGAGATCTTGCTGGTGATAAATTCGCCACAGTACAACCAACTCAAAAGAATGTAGATAAAACTATTTTATCTTGGGATAAATATGGAAAAGAAGATGCGACCTATTCTAGCAAGCTTCAGTCCTTTGTCGCCTTTGCAACAGATTTCTACAAAACAGAATATGGGAATCTTTATAAAGATTCTATAGCTTCCGAAGATGAAATTATGGCTTCTTATGATCTTACTAAATCACCTGGTTTTCCAGGAACCCAATTTGGTTTGCGTTCTAAGAAAAATTATTTCGAACATAAAATATCAAAAGAAATGGAAGCTTATCGTCACATCTTACCCGTTATTTATAATGGAGTACCTAAAGTTGAAATTAAAGATATGGCCGATATACTTGCTTGTAAAGTAAGAATATTTTGTGTTAGTCCGACGCACTATCTCCACTATCAGAAGAAATTCACTGTAAGACTTTCTGAACGTTTTAAACTATATAAGTGGTCTGCTTATGGAATAAATCTTTACTCAGGCGGTGCAGATTCTATCTGTGCCAATCTATTGACTAAACACGCACGGGTGTGTTATGATGTTAGTGGATGGGATAAGTTCATCCCGTTGATCCCATTAATTTATCAAACTCATAAGGAACTATTAATCCAGTTTGGTGATTATCAGGATTACAAAAGTGACTTTAACTGGGTCGCTCAGAATCTAACCGAGATGTTAATACGGTTGCCTAATGGAGAAGTCTTGAAAAAGGTTCTTGGCAATCCTTCGGGTTCTGGTTCTACGACGCTTGACAATATTCGGATGCACATAGTCCTGCTTGTTACTTTGCTTGCAAAAGCATTTTTTGATAAGTACGACTCGTACCCTTCATTCCAACTTATTACAACTCAAATTGCATATATTTTTGGAGATGACAATATTGCCGGTATAGATGAAGAATTTTCTAAATTTATTGACCGGGCCTGGTTAACAGAACACATGAAACTATTCAACCTTGAATTAAAGTTTTTGCATATCAACACTTCGACCTTTGGAGACCATCGAGATTTTCTTGATGATGATACGCAAGAGCCACTTTCTTTTCTTGGTGCGACTTTCGTAAAACGTCGCGGGATATTTATCCCGAAATACGATCCAGTGAGACTTGCTCACTCTTGTTACTTTGATTTAAAGAAGCTTGAACTGGTAGGTTATTTGTCTAAGATAATGACTCTGACTATTATGAGTTATGGGTCCAGCCATTTTCAAAACTTTATGGTTTTCTTTAAAGATTATTGTCGAATCCCTGAGGTTGCGTGTTCGAAAGATCCTGCAATCGTGTCGATTCGGCATATATCTGCACTTATAAATGAAGACTATGTACATGAATTTTACGCTGGTTTCGAGGCAAATGATAATAAAATTATTGAGTTTTTTGACAAAGATCAACTTATTTTTTTTACTCAATTCGATCCTGATACCGTTTTACAAGCTTCGGAGGCGGAGGCTTTAAATCAAGTGATGAGCAATAATAAAGGCGTTTTAAACAAACTCATTGAAAATAAAATCCTTAGTGTTCATTCCGTTTCAGCCCTAAAAGTTGCTATGGACGGTTGGCATGATACAACAATTTCAGATTTTCGGGGTATCCCTGATAAACACGTTGGACAGCTCTTTACGTTCGATGATGTTGCTGAAGTTGAGATATCAAGAACAACTTCCCCAGTCGCTTTGCCTGTTGGACCTTGGCAATGCCGAATAGGTGCCTTTCCTTTTGGAAATATTATTCCAACCTCGTCCGGCACTCTCACGGGTTCAGCTATTGAATCCAATTTGGCTTCATTTGGTATGCTCGGTAATGTTCAAATAAATTATGCCACCAATGGAGCTGATTTTGCCCCAACTGGAGTTGCTGGATTTTCTAATGATGTTCAATTTTTGTCCATGAGTTCTGCCTTCTTAACGTCGAAACTTAAGTTGTGTGGTTTGGCTATCGAAGTTGTTAACACCACTCCTCAATTGACTGTTGGTGGACTAGTAACAGCATGTAATGTTCCACAACCTTCATCGAAATCAACTTTTCAATGCACTATTATTGATTCGGCTAATCCGACTGCCACCCCTGCGAATGTTGGTATGCGTTTGGTTAATTCTTTTCCAAAGAATTTGAAGGAGATGGCTAAGTTCTCCCCTTTTCAAGGTGA